GCCGTTTGGTCTTTTGCTCTCCCTGTTTTCAAGTCTTCCCAAAGTAATACAATCTCTGCTATTATTTCTTCAGGTATATCTGTTCTTACTTCTACCTCTGTTGTTTTACTCCAATACTTCTGTGGACATTCTTGACTTGATATTCTAGCTTTGACTTTCATAAAACATAAGCACCTCTTACATTGTCCTAATAGACTTGAATAGTAAACACACTTTTTACAGATAGCCATTCTATCTTCATATATCTCTTTAGGTACAAAGAACTTATTCACTTAGCTTATATTTTAATTCTGTCCTTACTTTATCTATTGTCGTAAACAAACTGTTTCTACTTATTCCTGTCTTACTTGCTAGACTGTCAAGCGTGTTGCCTTCATAGTAATATAACTCAAAGACTTTCTTATCGTACCAAGTAAAGTCGTCTAAGACACTATCTATCTTTTCAAGGCTAGTCCATACATAGTCATCTGATAATTCGTTAGGCAAGTTATAAAGATGTTTAGATGGTATTGTTTCCCCTGATTCCATTTCATCATAAGTAACTGCACTTGTTAAACTGTCTATGTGAGTGTAATACTTCTTGTACTTATAATAGTAATTACTTCTAGGACTTGTTAAAGCTCGCCTTAATGCAACTGCTCCGTATCTTGTAACCCCTAGTATTCCATCTTTGTCGTAAATTGCTTTGAGTGTTTCTTGATTCATACTTAGAAAGTAAAGCATTAATTCCTGTACTGATTCATTGACTTCATTCTCATCAGAAGTTAATCCGTAAGCCATAGTTCTGAACTTATCTGATAGCTTAGATATTTCTTCATAAATTTCAGTCATTGATTGGTTCTATCTTGTCAATCTTATCTACTGTGTTCTGTGTTAATTCATCAAGGACTAAACGATATGCTCTAACTACTGCTGAATTACCTTTGGTTTCTACTCCTGCAAAAAAGCCGTTTGTAGCTACTGCTAAGTTAATCGGTATAATCATTAGCCAATCCCAAAAGTTTTCTTCTCGCTGCCCTTCTCCATAACCATTATGGTATTCTAAGATAATTTCTACTACTTCTAAGTAGTTTTCATATCTACTTTTTGTACTGACTTCTTTTGCAAACTCTTTACACATTGTAACATAAGTTTCTATTATTACTCGGTGTTCATTATTTGCGTAGATGGGTTCTATCATACGCCAAAGATATTAAAAAAGTTATTGTATTCCTTTTTCTTCTTTTAAGTTTTCAACAAGCTGTTTGTAATAACTTATTTGTTCTTCATATTCTACCCTAGATACTTTATGAATAGTCCTAGCTAAATACTCTAGTTCTTCTGCTGTTCCTTCTCCATACTTAGCATCTAAATTAATACCAAACTTAAACTGTTCTCCTTGAGAAAACATATTACACTTAATACACTGAACCTGACAATTATCCTCGTGAAATCTTGTTGCTGTATGCTTACGACTTTGAAAGTGTCCGTTCTGCATTCCGTCCTTATACCCTCTGACTATTCCACAAGTAAAGCATTGAACCATTCCATACTCATTAGCATCTCTAAGTCTGATATAAAGACTGAACCACTTGTCTAGTTCTTTTTTTAGTTTACTAATTGTCTTTTTCATAATCCACAAAATCCGCTATCACAGTCATCAAAATCTTCAAAAGATAATTCTATCTGTGGTTTATATTCTAGTATTTCATTATAAGTACAATCCTTTCTGAATGTATTGGGATTGTTTTCTGCCTCTATATTTGCAAACCATTCCATTTTATTTTTATGCTCTTGAGCCATTTTATTTAAAAAGATAGGGTTTCTATGAAAACAACCCACACAATTATTAAAGTAACCTTCTTCAAAAGATACTGCTTTATTCTTTTGCCAATAATTAAAAACATCTGTATTATTTATATTGTCAGGTATTAAAGGAAAGGTAGGTACTCTCCATTCAACCATTCCCCACTTGTTCCTATTTCCTGTTTTACTTTTACCTATTATAGCTTTCATTTCATCAATGCCTTTAGAATTTAGTTTATCAATAACAGTCTTAGCTCTTTTCATTTCTGTAGACCTGAAGCCTATTCTCATTTCTACTATTTCATTTATTTCTTTTTGCCACCATTCAAAGATTGGTTTTATTTTCATTTCAGTAGTGCAGTATCTTGTCATCATATTAGGAAGGTACTGCTTTCCATTCTTACCTGTTATTGCAGGATTATTTATTACTTCATCAAATGTTTTAGGACTTAACCAAGTAATTTCCTTTCCTATGAACTGCTCAAGGTCAAGCATAACTTTTATTATATTGTCTTGTTCAAGTGTTCCTATAAATTCCATTCCTATTTTATCACTTACTATTTGTCTTAGTTTTGCATCAGGGTAAATACAAGTCTTATCATTAGTTCTAACTAAAGCAAATACATTGTAATCAGCAGGATAGTTAGCTGCAATATAACTTGAAGATTTACCTCCACTTAAACTATTAATTGTTTTCATATCCTAAGTCTTTTCTCCATTTCTTTTGTAATTTGTTTTGTCTTAACATATACTTGCCACCTCTAAATGAAGCATCTTCTTCTTGTAGCTTTGCTCTTGCTCTTTTAATGCTTGGTGCTGATGTTAATTTATTAGCTGCATATAATTCAAGAAACTTAATGTAAGGAACATCAATATCTCCAAGACCTAAAGCACTCATTTCTTCAGCCCAAATATTACAACATAATCTATTGTCATCATCTCTTAGTGTTGGATATTTTACTATCCATTTAATTACTTTGTCTTTTGTTTTCATTTCTTTTCTTCTTTAGGCTTTCTAATTGATACCCACTTTTGAGGTCGGTATGTACTTGGCTGTTGGAATCCAAACATCATTCGGAAACTTCCTGTTTTTACAGGGTCGTACAATTCTTCTTTCTTCATCTTAATAATTTTATAGGTTCTTGATAATATCTTACTTGCTTAGGGTCGTTCCCTAATGTTCTTACTTGATAGGTTGCGTCATCAATTACTTTCTTGTGAGCATACACCCACTTGTAAAAGGTTCTGATGTTTAAGAATGGTTCGTCCTTTCCAAACCTTACTCCAATATGAAATGCATCTAGTATTTGATTCCAAGTCATATTACCAAATCTTTTCTCTTGTATTAAGTCTGATGCAAATATCTTACTTAGACTTGCTAGAGTTTGAGCGTCTGACCTGTGTCCTATCTCTACTGAAGTCTTGCCTAGTAAGTCTAAAACTTTTTCAGTAAGTTCTTTTAGTTCTTCTTTTTTTAGTGGTTTCATATCTATATGTTATTTCAATGGTTTATATGGATTATTTATATCCCAAATAATATCTCTTATTAATTTTTCTTCATCAAATAAATCCCAAAATCTATTATCAACTATTTCATCTAATTCAAATCCATTTTCATTTTGTATTATATCAGGCATCATTCCGTTAGTGTACCATCTTGACACAATATTTAATACTTGCATTTCAGTTAAACCTAAATCTTTAATAATATTTTCGTTGTATTCTAATTCTTTCATAATAATTCTTTTGCTTTTTGCCATTCATTAATTTGTGCGTCTAACTTAGACATTGTTTTTGGTTTCTTTGCTTCTCTACTTTCCCAAGTTCTAACGCAAGCTTTCCAATCTTTCATTTTATTTTTTCCGATCATAAAGTTCTTGCTTTCATAAAAGTCTATAAATGATTCTGCATCTATATTATTTTTGCGTAAGATACAATAATTTTTAACTTCATCTAAAGTTGGTTTTTTAAAGAGAGCCTTTTTATTACTATCTGTAAGATTAGTATTAGTTATATTTATATTAGTATTATCTGAAAGCTTTTCTTTACTAGGTACATTAACTAAAGTTATTACCCTACATTCTATTTGTTTACTATGTGGCTTATATTTGTTTACTCGCCTAATATGGTTGTTATCTTCTAAATTCTTTAACCACTTCTGAACTGATACCTTACTAACTTCATACAGTCTGCAAAAGTATTCAGTAGAAGCTGTGCATTTTCCATTCATATTACAAAGAGCTGTAATCTCTGCATAAAGTAATTTAGCATTAGGTATTAATGCTTTACTGTATCTGACCTCAGCAGGAATTATTGCGTAGTAGTTAGGCTTCTCTTTCATAAGGTAATTACTTCAATCTCATATTTAAAATTCTGAAGTGCAAGTTTAACATTTTCTAATTGATTATAGAAGTCCCTGTAAGAAACTTTTATGTCTGTACCTACATCTCCTGATTTAACTCTTATCGTTACTTGGTGCTTTAAACTATCATTAACATCATTTTTTCTTAAATAGTCTTTCAGTTGAAATAAGTCAAAGAATGTTTTTTTAGAATCTTCAATAGATTGAAAAGCATTAAATACTTTATTAAAAATATCTCTGTATTTAGGAAATGTTGCGTAGTTATGTTTATGATTTTTCTCATAGTGATAGATTAAAGTTCTATCTCTATTAATAACCTTTGCTATTGTTGAATGTGGTATTTCATATTCTTTTCTAGCTATAACACTTGCTATTGATCTTGCCACCTGAAGCTCTTGTTTCCTACTTTTGTAGGCTAGAGAACCCTTACGCAAGCCCAACAAAGATGTTGTCAGGTTGCATAAGTTTTTAAAGTTGTCTTCTTGTGTCATCTTAAAAAGGTAAGTCATCAGATTCAATAGGTTTAGCTGTTTCAGTTGTAGTTTTTGCAAACCAATACCCATCTATGTTGTGGAAGTATCTTCCGTTGTATTCTCTTGACGATACGTTACACTTAATCATAACTTCATCTCCTACTGATAGTTTATTCAAGTCTTTCAATTTGTCATCTCCAAAAGCTGTTACAGCTATTTCAGGATTATATTCTGCACCTGTATCTACAACTACAGTTTGCTTTTTCCAAACTTTCTCAGACTTTGAAATTCCTGATTCTATGTCTAACTTCTTTACTAATTTTCCTTTTACTTCCATTTTTATTATGCCTGTTTTTGCAGGTCTTTTATTAATTAAATTATTATCCTTGAATCATTATCCCTAATGTTTCGGATTGTTTTTTACTCATTTTATAGTTGTTCATCTTTCTTGATACAGCCTCACCTTTTCCTGTATTGATTGCTTCTAACATTGCATTGTAAATATCAGTAGTCATTTGAGGTTTTGAAGCAGGTTCGTTTACTCTATTACTATCAGCGTCTTTAGTGTCATCTAATAAGAATAAGTTACCAAGTGCATACTTCTTAGCATAACTGCTAGAACTTCCAAAAGATTGAGCTATGTCCATTCCTTTCCTTTCAGGGTTTATACCTGCTTGAGCTTCAACAAAGATAGTTTTTTCTCCATCTGAAATTGATACTTTAGAATTAAGGACTAAATATCCTGCTATCTCTGAAGTTGTTTCTGTTATCGTTAAGTAACAACCATATTTCTTTAGTAGTGGTTTAACGGCTTCTAAGATGTCTTCAGCACTTCTGTATTTATACTTACCAAAACTGTTGAATTGGTTCTTAGGTGCTTTTAATTCGCTTTGTATAGCTATTAAATAGTCCTGCTTGTTTTCTGTTTTCATTATTTTAAATTTATTATTATTGGTGAGTTATTGTTTTCTTTATAGTGTTCTAAGTATTCAGGTTTTAATTCTGAATCCCAAGAATCTTGAAGCTGCCAACCATAAGTCTTTAGCATTTCTTCAAACTTTCTGAAATTCTGTAGTTCAGTTCCCACTATAATTACTGAACGATTATTATTACTCAAATCATTACTGAAGTGTCCTGACATTCTATCATAAGTATTAATTCCTGTAGATAAGTATTGAGGTTTTAAATACCATTCTTCAGCTATTACTTTCTTATTGTCTAATTGATACCCCATAAACTTAGAGTAGTGAGGTTTATTATAGTCTATGAAAGTAGTATCTTCTAAGTATTCTGCGTCTTGTATAGTCATCTTAAAATCTTTTTGAGTTATCTTGCGAATTATAGTAAGCTGATTTTACCTTAATATATAAATCCCTAACTACTTGAAATTTTAATAAATTAAGTCCGTATTCAGTTAAAACTGTATTATCAGGTAAAAGTACAGGTTGATTAGATTGTACGTCTAGTAGGCTTATGATAGCTTCCTGTTTAGTAGTTGCTTCTTTCATTTTAAATTCCATTATCTTAATCCTAAAAAAAGTTCTAAAAGCGTAATAGACGCTAGTAGTATATATAAGCAGCCGAAAAGTCCTGCTATTCCTAAAAGTGTTGAGAGTAAATTTTTCATAATATTTATTTGATTAATTATGAAGCAAAGATATAAAAATATAATGTTATAAACAGAATCATAAACAAAGTTATTAACAATTAAGGTGTTTACATCTAGGACGAACTTTATAGCTTGTCTAGTATATTAGTATTAAAAAGAAAAGAAAGTGCCTAAAACGGCAAAGGGGTACTACTATAAAGGCATTAAAAGATTGATTGGTAGAGTTCCGTTGTTTAATACTACACTACAACCGATTGACTGTTTCTTAAAGTTCTTAGCGTATGCTGCTGCGTATGTTGTAGAATCTACACCACAACCAACTTGCATTCCAAATACTTTGAAGCGTTTACCTACGAACCATTGAACGTAAGCAAGTGTATGGGTATGACCACAAACAGAAGACATCAAGTTATTCTTAGCCTTAGCTGCTGCTTGTCCTCCTTCTCCGTGTTCGTAAAGTACATCATCATATATAATAGACTCGCACCAATTCCAATTAGGAGTTCCTAAGACTTCATTATAAGACCTTATCCAAGCCGCAGGAATACCACCTGACATAGCTTTACGACTAGCCATTCTATCGTGATTACCTATCATAACATCTGCATAAGGAAAAGCTTCATACCACTTAGCTATCTTCTTTATAGCAGTTTCAAGTTCTAGTCCTGAAGACATACCATCAGGGTCAGGCTCGTGATAAGAGAATCCGTGAGCATCAATGATATCCCCTATAAAGATAACTTGATTACAATTATGGATTTTGTATTGTTCTTTACACCACTCAAGGTAGCCGTCTAAACAGAATGGTTCGTGAAGGTCGCCAATGACTAGAATGTTTCTAAGCTCTGACTTTCTCATTTCCTGAATGACTGCTATCTCGTTAGGATTTAATCTGTAACGATTATTTCTTAGCAACGTCTGCAATTCCTTGTCCAACAATAAGAACTAAGATTGCGTGATACAATTCTGTTGCAGTTGATGGGTCTACTCCTAAGAACGTAACGATTGCAGGTACTACTACTGAACTGATTGCGTACCAAAACTTCTTAGACTTTAACATCTGTCCGATAAGATACTTTTGAAAAAACTTTTTCATATTATTTATTTTTAATTATTAAGTTAATATTTTCTCCGCCCAAATGTAGTATTTCTTTGATTAATAAGTCCATAGCTAATGTAGAGTTACTAACAAAGTCCTGTTGGCTTCCTAGTCCTACTAGAATACAACCGCTTGTATCTTTAGCTGTATTACCTCTATGGAATAATATCCAATCTCTATTAGGCACATCTTGTACTAATAGGTGTATATAATCTCTAGTGGCTGATTCTCTTGGAAGTCTAAGTCTTACAGGATAAACTCCTTCAGGTATGCAACTTATATTCCTTTGATTATCTACCCAAGGGTTTTCTAAGGTATCACACATTCTTTCACCATTTAAAAATAATTCACCAATAGTTGATTCTTTTGAGAATGTATCTCTAATCAATAAGAGGTTTATCATTTTTTTTTATCATACTTTGCGAACTTATATAAAGTAAATATAATAGCTAAAGATAGCGATACGAATGTCAATATTTGATTGCATTCAGTTATTGAAAAAGCTATAGCGGTACTATTTGCTAGACCTACTTGTAGGCTGTCTTGTACTTCTTTCATTTGTTTTAGGCTTTTTATCCAAGTAGGATTTGAGTTTAGTAATGTTAATTGGTTTTGTCTTGTAGTGTTTCTTCATTAATCTGCACCGTTTAAAAAGTTTCTTAAAGTAAGTCTTGTTCCTTGATTTTGAGGTCTTTCAAGGTTCATTCCGTTGTAATACGCATTTCTATCAGGGTCTACATCTGCACCTGTATTTGTATTGTATTCAGGAAATAAAGTGTTATTATTACAGATGTAGTCTATTAGCCTTTCTGTATAGTATTCAGCAGTATTTCTGACTTCCTCTCTTAGGTGTTGAGCTTCATCTGTGCTTAAGCTATTTCCTGTTTCTGATGTCTTTGAGTAAATATTGCCGTTCTCAATCTTGAATCTAAGGAATGGGATAGCGTGGTAAAAAGCCCAATTAGGAAGCATATCTCCAATGTAGTCATCTATTAAAGTCTTGTAAGCTGCATTAGCAGGTAAGCTTAAAGTTCCTGCAACAATTAAGTCTTTGAGTTTTTGATTCAAGTCTGTACCTAGCTTAGTTTCTACATAGAGCTTCTGTGCTTGACGAACATAAGGAAGTAATAGGTTTACATCAACATTAAGATTGATTGCTGTAGAGTCCTTTAATTTATCCTCTGAGATGAATAGTACATATCCTGCCATAATTATCTAGGTTTTAAAAATCCGTTGTTCTTCATTCGTTTTGGTGGTCTTGCTACTAAGTTGTCATTCTTTTCAGCTGTAAATCCTTCTGACTTAGCTTTGGTATATCCTATTAATTGGCTTGAAGTAATATTACTCTTAGCACCTCTTAAAGAAGTTTTATAGATTTGCCTTAGCCAATAGTGATGACAATTTCCTCCTCCTTTGTAAAGCCATATTGAATAAGTATTAGCACCTCTAGGACCCCATCCGGGATTTACAGCTCTACTTCCCATTTGTAAGATATCTTCCTTTCGGTATATCTTTTTAGAAGAATCCATTAATTTACAAAAATCTCTTGTTTCTCCCTTTTGACTTAAAAAATTGTCTTTAGTATAAACATATCTAACTTTGTAAAATTCATTATCTGACTTATTAGTTCCATCTTGCTTACTTCTTGCATTAGGTCTTGCTGTTCCTG